GAATCTAATGCTGACGCTAAGGGTCAGCCTGAGAAAGCTTTTATTAAGCTAAGAGAGATAGAGCCTGAGGTGTCAGCCATGATATGTGCCAAGCATGTCATCAATACTATCACACAGCATAAGCCATTGACGGCTACGAGTATTGCATTGGGTGGTAAGATTGAGACTGAGACATCTCTTCGTAACTTTAAGAACTTAAACCCTGAACTGTTTGAAGTAGTCAAGAGTGACTTAGACAAACGTTCATGGAACTACGCATACAAGAGACGTAAGCTAAAGGAATCAGCCAAGCGTGACAACGTGGCTATGTGGGAAGAGTGGACTACGGAAGAGAAGCTACACACAGGCATGAGACTTATTGAGTTTATGCAGTTAGCTACAGGTATGATTGAGTTTGGACTTGAGGTTATCAATCGTAAGCGTACTAAGATAATTAAGCAGACAGCTAAGACTAGAGAATGGATAAAGAATAGAAATAACTTTAATGAGCTATTGAATCCTGAGTACTTACCAACTGTTATGCCACCCAAGAATTGGGAGACAGTGACAGGGGGTGGATACTGGACGAAGGAAATACCTGAGTTAGATTTAGTCAAACAAAAGAATAAGTTATTCAAGCGTGAGCTAGAGAACTTTGATATGCCTGAAGTATACAATGCAGTTAATCGTATGCAGTCGACTGGCTTCAGGGTTAACAAGTTTGTACTAGATGTAATGAAGCACGCTTGGGACAACGGGATAGCTATGGGTGGTATGCCACCGATTAAGAACATGGAGATACCTAACAAGCCACATGACATTGACACTAATGAGGAAGCTCGTAAAGAGTGGAAGAAACAGGCTGTCATCTGTCACACTGAGAACTCTAGGATGTTTAGTAAGAGATTACTATACGCAAAGATACTATGGGAAGCTGATAAGTTTAAAGATTATGACAACATATACTTTCCCTTGCAGTTAGACTTCAGGGGTAGAGCGTACTGTGTACCAGCATTTTTAAACTATCAGGGAATCAGTGGTGCTAAGGCATTGTTAGATTTCTCTCATGGTAAAGAGATAACAGAAGATAATTCAGGTGGCTTTTGGTTAGCCATACACGGTGCAAACGTGTGGGGTAATGACAAAGTTACACTTGAGCAGAGAGCAGAGTGGTCTATGGATACTGCCAATATGCAGATGTTTCGTCGCATAGTCCAAGACCCTATAGTCAATCGAGACTGGGAAGAAGCTGACTCACCCTTTCAATTCCTCGCATGGTGCAAGGAGTGGGTTGAGTTTCAAGATACAGGCTACGGTTATGTATCACACATACCTGTTTCGATTGACGGCTCATGTAATGGTCTTCAATTATACTCGCTGATGTTACGTGACAAGACAGCTGGTAAGTTAGTTAATGTAGTGCCAAGTGAGACACCGCAAGACATCTACCAGCTTGTCGCTGACTCAGTAATAGAGAAGCTGAAACAAGATAAGCTTGAGGGTAAGCCTTATGCACACGCTTGGTTGGAGTATGGAATCAAACGGAGTACCACTAAGCGTAGCATTATGACTATATGCTATGGGTCTACGAGATACTCATGCACTGACTTTGTTGTAGAAGACTTAACCAAGCGTAAAGATAAGGGGGAAGACCACCCGTTTAAGACTGATGTATTCAAGCCAGCCATTTATTTAGCTGGAGTGATATGGGACAGTATTGGAGACAACCTGACATCAGCTCGCATGGGTATGGACTACTTACAAAAGATTGCCAAGATTGTATCCAAAGAGCAGTTACCTATACATTGGATAACACCAGTCGGCTTTCCTGTCTATCAATCTTACCCTGAAATGAAGAGTAAAAGAGTCAAGACCATGTTACTAGGTGAGGTTATCAAACCTAGAATAAACTATGAGACTGACAAAACTGACAAGCTCAGAATGTCTAACGGCGTTGCACCTAATTTTGTGCACTCATTAGATTCAGCTGCAATGATACGTACAGTTAATATTGCACATGACAATGGCATAAGAAACTTTTGTAATGTGCATGATAGCTTCGGTACTACTGCTGCTGATGTTGAGCTGTTAAGTAGTGCATTGAAGGAATCATTTATACAGACCTTCACTGAGACGGATGTACTTAAAGAGTTTAAAGAAGATGTTAAATCACAACTACCAGTAGAACTACATGAGAGTTTACCTGAAGAACTAGAGAAGGGTGACTTAGATATAGAACAACTGAGAGAGTGTGATTTCTTCTTTGCATAAAGTACCCATATAAGATAATAAACCATAATCAAGGAGATAAAATGGCACAACAACAAAATGAAAAAGTAGTTACACCAATAGGTGTAAGTCAGTATGCGTGGTTGACACAGCCTGATACTCGTTTTGATGAGAATGGACATTACAAAACTAATCTCATCCTAAAAACTGAGGACTCAGTAGAGTTAATGCAACGCATTGACAAAGCTTTGGAAACTTCTAAAGACTTAGCTCAAGAAAAAGCTAAAGGTAAGAAGATTAAACAAGCAGACGCACCTTACTTTGAAGAAGTAGATGAAGCTGGTAATTCAACTGGTAACACTATCTTTAAATTCAAATGTAAAGCACAGATAGTATCTAAGGACGGCACAATCATACCTAATAAGGTTGCATTGTTTGACGCTAAGGGTACGCCAATGCCTAAAGATGTGAACGTATGGTCAGGCAGTGAGATGAAAGTCTCAGCTGAATTGATACCGTACTACACAGCTATGGTTGGTGCTGGCGTTTCTATGAGATTGAGAGCAGTACAAATAATCAAACTAGTAGAAGGCGGTGGCGGTAATGCTAAAGGCTTTGGGTTTGATGAGACAGATGGCTACGAACATCAGGAGACACAAGTTAAAGATGACATGGAGAGCACGACTGAAACGGAAACCTCTGACTTCTAAAAAAGTCGGAGTCGTATACGGATTCAGGTCAGGACTTGAAGAACGTATTGCTGGGGAACTTAGAAGTGAGAGTGTTAGTTATGAGTTTGAAGAAACTAAATTAAAATATACTAAACCTGAGAAGCTACATACTTACACACCTGACTTCTATCTTCCTGAGCAAGACATATTTATTGAAACTAAAGGACTTTTCACAACTGCCGATAGACAGAAAATGAGACTAATAAAAGAGCAGTATCCTGAACTGGATATTAGATTCTTATTTAGCAATCATAAAGCCAAGATAAACAAACGGAGTAAGACCACGTACGGTATGTGGTGTGAAAAGTATGGCTTCTTGTATGCTACTAAACACATACCAAAGGAATGGCTATGCGAAACAAAAGAAAACAAACAAAGTACATAGTAGTCTGTTGCTCTAACACACCAGTAAACAACGACTGGGGAAGTAGAGAGATGGATATAGAGGGACGCAAGGAAGGGTTACTCGAAGGTGGATTTCATAAAGTAATAAAGAGAGACGGCACAGTAGAAGACGGTAGAGATATTGATTCAGCTGGTGGCTTCTTACATTACAATATGAACAAAAACAAACACCAGCCAACCAATAAAAATTCTATCGGTGTTGTACTGATAGGTGGTGGGACTGGCACAGGACAGTCTGATTGTAACTACACCCTTGAACAATTTAAATCATTGAAGTGTTTAACAGATGAATTGAAGATGGAATACCCTGATGTTGTAGAAATTATAGGACACAGAGATATCTTCCACACAACTGAGCCACACTTTAATGTACAAGAATTACTAAAATAAAATGGAGAAAAAATTATGGACGAAAATCAAAAAAGAAAATCGAAATATACACAGGTTGTAGTAACACATGAAGTAAAGAGTATGCTAGAAGCTATCACTAAAGAAACATTTAGAAGTGGGTCAGGTGAGGTAGCGTTCTTAGTAACACAGGCATACAAAAAATTACAAGATAGAAAGCCGTACGATTAAGTACCCCTATAAGAATGGAACAAAATGAAAGCACGTTTCTACACCATGCACCATGTTCGTCGTGTGGGTCTAAGGATAACTTAGCCGTATACACTGATGGACACAGTTATTGTTTTGGTTGTGGATATCATACAAATGGAGAGTCAATGACAACACCTACCACCACAAAAGACACTGCTGACTTTGTCAGCGGGACTGTCACCGCTCTTGCCAAACGCAAACTAGATGTCGATACGTTACAGAAGTTTGATTATCAAATAGGCACAGCTCATAAGAGACCCGTGCAGATAGCTAACTACTATAACAAAGACCATGAACTAGTAGCTCAGAAGTTACGCTACCCTGATAAAAGTTTTCAGTGGATTGGTGAATCTAAAGACGCTCAGTTATTTGGTCAACACCTATGGCGTGATAAGGGAAGAATGGTTATCGTTACTGAAGGTGAGATTGACGCTCTCTCTGTCTCGAAAGTAAATCAAAATAAATATCCTGTAGTATCAGTAAAGACTGGAGCTAAGGGGGCTAAGAAAGACTTACTTAAAGAGTTAGAATGGCTTGAGGGTTTCGACTCTGTCGTTCTAATGTTTGATAATGATACAGCTGGTAAAGAGGCTGCCACTGAATGTGCAAAAATCTTCTCACCAAACAAGGCAAAGATATGTTCACTGCCTTTGAAGGACGCTAATGAAATGTTGTGTGCTAATAAAAGCCAACAACTTATTGACTGCGTGTGGTCAGCTAAAGCTTACCAGCCTGATGGCATTGTAGCTGGTGCTGACCTTTGGGATGATATACAAAAAGAAGATAGCTATGTTACAGTCCAGTATCCATTTGAATGTCTTAACACTAAGACACATGGACTACGCAAGGGAGAACTAGTTACTGTCACTGCTGGTAGTGGTGTAGGTAAGTCTAGTTTCTGTAGACATGTAGCCTTACATTTACTGAAAAATAATTTCAGCGTTGGTTACATAGCACTAGAGGAATCTATCAAGCGTAGTGCACTGGGTATCATGGGAATAGAAATGGGTAAGCCATTACACTTAGACCGCAAAGGTGTTGATGATAAGAAACTAAAAGAAGTATTCGACAGCACTGTGGGTAGTGGTAAGTTTTATTTGTACAATCACTTTGGCTCAACAGCCAGTGACAATTTAATATCTAAGATAAGATACTTAGCTAAAGGTTGCGGCGTTGACTTCGTAATACTTGACCACTTACACATGGCTCTATCAGCCGTTGGTGATGAGACTACAAGTGACGAACGTAAACTTATAGATTATACAGTATCAAAGCTTAGGACTCTAGTAGAAGAGACAGGCATTGGATTAATACTGGTGTCCCACCTTAAGAGACCTGAAGGAAACAAAGGCTATGAGGATGGGGTTGCAGTATCTATGAATAGTTTACGTGGAAGTGCGTCAATCGGTCAGTTATCTGATATGATTATAAGTATGTCTAGAGACTTACAGTCAGACAAGAACTTGGCTCAGGTTAACGTGTTGAAGAATAGGTTTAGTGGAGAGACAGGCAAAGCTTGTACACTCTACTATGATTTAGAAACAGGATGTTTACGGGAGACAGATGGAGATGTACAGGACGACTTCTAACGTGGAATATAAAACAGTACAATGGACACAGGTAATAATGAAAGCTTTAGCTGAGACTGAAGAGACGAATCATATTATCCAAATTCCAGTAGGCACTGATACCGCTGAAAAATTATTAAACTTCGCTCTTGACCAGCTAGTAGAAGAGGGTGACACAAGAGCGTTGCAAGTAGAGGTGGTGAAACATCCAACGCACTGATGGAAAAGAAAAGATACTTACCTAAACTAGACCTTATCAAGCATGACTTCGTTATGGTCTATTGGGTTGATATAGAATCTGATAGTAACTGGCGTGACGTTGATGACCTCATTACTGACGAGCTACCCATATGTATTTCTAGTGGGTGGTTAATTAAAAAAGACAACAAGGTGACTAGGCTCGCTAGTGACTTCAACATAGATAGTGATGGTAAGATAAAAGATATCGGGAACACCACTATCATTCCGACTTGTGTAATACAAAAAATAATTAAAATAAAATTATGAAGAAAAATGATAAGGGGCACTGGGCTGAGTTGTTCGGCAAGGCTTGGTTAATCGAGCAAGGTTACTGGGTATTCACTAACGTTGCACCGCAAGGTGTAATTGATTGTGTTGCCATTAATCAGAAGACACATGAATGTATCTACATTGATTTTAAATGTGCATCTTACAATCCAAAGGGCTGGATTACTTCACGTATTACTAATGCACTTGGTAATAAGCTTGGGGTAAAAATAGTTTACGTCTGTCCTAAAACTAAAAAGGTTTGGTTTAAACGTAACGCAAAAGAATATCGACAACAGTTAAGTAAAGGAGAACATTATAAATGAAGAGGAGATACGTGTTTGACATTGAGTCTGATGGACTCATGGATGAAGCAACTAAGATACATTGTATTATCTTGTACGACATAGACAAAGATGAGATGATACACGTTGATAACGGGGATGCCGTTGAGTTAATGAGACGTGCTAAGTTATTAATTGGACACAACATAGTTAAGTTTGATTTACCTATGTTAAAAAAGTTTTATGACTTTGAACCTAAAGGAGAAATATTTGACACTATTATCGCTACACGTTTATTATTCCCTGACATTAGAGACGCAGACTTTAAGCGTGGTAATGACTTTCCCACTAAGCTTATAGGCAGACACAGTCTTGAATCATGGGGACACCGCATTGGTAAATACAAAGCACAAATAGAAACAGACTGGAAAAAATTTACCCCTGAGATGTTAGAGTATTGTAAGCAAGACGTACATGTTAACGTTGGTTTGTATCGAGCAATAGAAAAGAAAGGATACTCTGATAAAGCAATGGAACTAGAGCATGACGTAGCTAAACTTATATTTAAACAAGAACAATATGGCTTTATGTTTGATGAAGACAAAGCCAAAGAACTCTATGGTAAGCTAGAGTCTAGACGTTTAGACATAGAAGAAGAACTACAAGAATTATTCCCACCTATAATTAAAGAGACAACATTCATACCTAAAGTTAACAACAAGACTAGAGGGTATGTTAAGGGTCAACCGTTCATTAAGAAACACACAGAAACATTTAATCCATCCAGTAGACAGCACGTATCACAAAGACTGATAGATAAGTATGACTGGAAACCTGATGAGTATACAACTGATGGTAAGCCTAAGGTTGATGACCCTGTACTAAACAGTTTAGATTACCCTGAGGCAAAACTCCTCGCTGAACATTTCCTTTTAGATAAAAGGATTGGACAGTTAGCCACAGGTAATCAGGCATGGTTGAAGCTTGTTAAAGCTGGCAGACTTCATGGCACTTGCAACACCAACTCGACAGTGACTGCAAGAGCCAGCCATGCCTACCCTAATTTAGCACAAGTACCAAGTGCTCACGCACCTTACGGTAAAGAGTGTAGAGAATTATTTACTACACCATTCAATCGTAAGCTAGTGGGTATAGACGTAGCAGCATTGGAAGTAAGAATGTTAGCACACTACATGGCTAAGTTTGACAACGGTGCATACACTAAGGTGGTACTTGATGGTGATATCCACACAGAGACACAGAAGCTAGCTGGTCTAGATTCAAGAGACTTAGCTAAACGTTTCTATTATTGTTTCTTGTATGGTGGCGGCGTTAACAAGATAGCTGATGTTACTGGTAAGACAGTGAAGGAAGCTAAACAAGTTAAACAAAGATTCCTAAATAACCTACCAGCCTTGAGTAAACTTATAGAAGCGGTGCAATCAGCAGCGTCCAAAGGTTACATCAAAGGTCTTGACGGTAGGCATGTTAAGGTACGCTCGGCACACTCAGCATTAAACACACTACTACAATCAAGTGGTGCATTAGTTTGTAAACGCTGGCTGGTTGAGTTTAATAAAAGAGTACAAGGTTACATGAATGTTAACCAAGTAGTGTGGGTACATGATGAGATACAAGTAGAGTGTGGCTCAGACTGGGCTGACATTATTGGTGAGAAAGCTGTTGAAGCTATCGAAGAAACAGGCAAGTACTTTGATTTAAGAATACCACTGACTGGTGAATATAAAGTCGGTAATAACTGGAGCGAAACACATTGACAGATAGACAACCACAAGTACCTAAGGGTACTAAGAGAGAGATACTTATTGATGGTGACATTCTTATTTATCAGACCGCTCTTCAAAATGAAGAAGCAGTTAACTGGGGTAATGGACTATGGACATTACATTCATATGAAGACAAGTGCTGTGGGCTAGTAGATGAAGCTATTAAGAAACTTAAAGAAGACTTACAAGCAGACAGAGTTAAGATATGTTTAACATCCCCTACTAATTTTAGAAAGGATGTACTGCCTACATATAAAGACAATCGTAAAGCTAAACGTAAGCCACTGATACTTCCAGTGTTGCGTAAATATATTATGGAACATCACAAAGGAATCATGTGGGACAACGTAGAAGCTGATGATGTCTTAGGTATCTTAGCCACTACCCCTGACCCACATTTTGATGTAGATAAAGTTATTGTATCTATTGATAAAGACTTAAAACAAATACCAGTGGGTGTATCTTCTGATGGTGTTAACATCCAAAGGGTCACACCATATGAAGCTGACTACTGGTTTATGACTCAGGCACTTATTGGTGACGCAGTAGATGGATACACTGGGTGTCCTACTGTGGGTATCAAGACAGCTGAGAAGTTATTAGGAACAGATATTAATGTACCCCTCTTAGAACTGTGGGACAAAGTTTTACAAGCCTATGATAAGAAGGGATACACAGAAGCTGAAGCATTACAACAAGCTAGGTGTGCTCGTATACTACGGCACGGTGAGTACAACAAAAAAACTGGAGAAGTAAAACTATGGCAACCAAGAAGAAGGTAGAGATAAATGCAATCAACCCCAAGCATTATGCCAAGTACAAGATACAGCCTGTAACGTTTATCATTGAGAATGAAATACCTTACTGTGAGGCTAACGTTATCAAGTATGTATGTCGTTGGCGTACTAAGCACAAGGACATAGAGGGTAAGCTTGAGGACTTAAAGAAAGCAAGAGAGTATATAGATATATTAATTAGAGAGAACACTAAGGTGAACCCTCTCAACATATTATAGGAGTGAATATGGATTACAGTAGAGATGAATTGTTAACGGCGTTTGGTAAAACTACCTTACAGGATAGATACTTATTACCTGAGGAGACTTCACCACAAGAGGCTTTCCTTAGAGCAGCCAAAGCTTTCTCTGATAATGATGAGATGGCTGAACGTATATATAACTATTCATCTAAACTGTGGTTTATGTATTCAACACCTATCTTAACTAACGGTGGTACATCACGAGGTATGCCTATTTCATGCTTCCTTAATTATGTACCTGACAGCAGAGAAGGTTTGACTGGACACTACACAGAGAACGCTTGGCTAGCCTCAGTCGGTGGCGGAGTAGGTGGTTACTGGGGTCATGTCCGTTCTGATGGTACTGGTACTAGCAATGGTTCTCAGTCGTCAGGGTCAATACCTTTTTTACATGTAGTAGACTCAGAGATGTTAGCCTTCTCACAAGGAAAGACTAGAAGGGGCAGCTATGCCGCTTACATGGACGTAAGCCATCCTGAGATTATAGAGTTTCTAGATATGCGTAAGCCTAGTGGTGGTGATGTACACAGGAAGTGTCTGAACCTACATCATGGTGTTAACATATCTAATGACTTTATGACATTGATTGATAACTGTATTAAAGAGCCAACCTTTGATGACAGCTGGAATCTAATTGACCCACACACTAATGAGATAGTAAGGACTGTATCTGCTAGAGAATTATGGCAACGTATATTAGAGAACAGAGTGGCTACAGGTGAGCCATACATTATGTTCAATGACACAGTTAATGAAGGATTGCCACAAGCACAAAAAGATTTAGGACTTAAGGTCAATCATTCTAACTTGTGCACTGAGATAACATTACCAACAGATGAACAACGTACAGCTGTGTGTTGTCTGTCTTCAGTCAACTTAGAAAAGTATGATGAGTGGAAGAATGACCCAATGTTTATACCTGATTTAATTCACTTCCTTGATAATGTCTTACAACACTTTATTGATAATGCCCCTGATACTTTATACAAAGCTAAGTACTCAGCTATTAATGAAAGAAGCTTAGGATTAGGAGCAATGGGTTTTCATTCATACTTACAATCTAAAGGTATACCATTTGAATCAGCTTTAGCTAAATCTAAAAACTTACAGATGTTTAAACATATTAAAGAACAGGCAGTCAAAGAATCTAAACGATTAGCTATTAAGAAAGGTGAAGCACCTGACATGGAAGGCACAGGTATGCGTAATGCACACCTACTTGCTATTGCACCTAACGCTTCTAGCTCAATTATATGTGGCACTACATCACCCGCCATTGAACCATACAGGGCTAACGCTTATGTACAGAAAACAATGTCAGGTTCTTTCTTGGTTAAGAATAAACACTTAGAGAAATTATTAGAAAACAAAGGTATGAATGATGAGAAAACATGGAAGAAGATACTAGCCAACAGAGGTTCAGTATTAGAACTCAAAGGTCTTACTGATTATGAGAAGGACACATTCAAGACAGCCATAGAGATTAACCAACAGTGGGTAATAGAACACGCAGCAGACAGACAAGAGTTTATTTGTCAGGGACAATCTGTTAATGTATTCGTTCCAGCTGATGTTCACATACGTGAACTGCACGACATACACATGTTGGCTTGGAAAAGAAAACTCAAGACACTTTATTACTGTCGCTCAGAAGCAATGAAGAGAGCAGAACTGGTGTCACAAAAGATAGAACGAACAATCATTCCTGATGGGGAATGTATAGCTTGCGAGGGATAATGAACTTATTTAAAGAACGTACACACTATAAACCATTTTCATATGACTGGGCATTTGCATCTTATGATATGCAACAGAAAATGCACTGGCTACCGTCAGAGGTTTCATTACATGAAGATGTAAGAGACTGGAATGAAAGACTTACAGATTCAGAAAAGAACTTAATTAATCAAATACTAAAATTCTTCACACAGGGAGATGTAGACATAGCTAAGGCTTACTTAGATAAATACTTACCTAAGTTTAAAGTACCTGAAGTACGTATGATGTTGACTTCTTTTGCAGCAAGTGAAGCTAATCATGCACATAGTTATTCTATGTTAAATGACACATTAGGTTTACCTGAGTCAGAGTTTAAAGCATTTCAAGAATACAAAGAGATGGCTGATAAACATAAGTATCTATTTAAAGATAAAGGAAAAGGAGTAGAAGGACTAGCTAGAGACATAGCTTGTTTTTCAGCGTTTGGTGAGGGACTACAACTGTTCGCTTCTTTTGTTATGTTACTTAACTTTCAACGCTTTGGTCGTATGAAAGGGATGTGTCAGATAGTAACGTGGTCAATACGTGATGAGTCACACCATGTAGAGAGTATGATTAAACTGTTTAAAGAAATGATTAAAGAGAATCCAAGTGTGTGGAATGATGATTTCAAAGCTACCATCTATCAAACCTGTAGAGATATGGTTGAGCTAGAGGATAAGTTTATTGACCTAGCATTTGAGCAAGGGGGTATTCGTGGGCTAGAACCTAAGGAAGTTAAGCAATACATAAGGTACATTGCTGACCGTAGGCTGTTACAACTATCATTGAAACCTAACTACAAAGTAAAAGATAACCCATTAGAGTGGTTAGACTGGGTGCTTAATGGTGTTGAACATGCTAACTTCTTTGAAAATAGAGCAACTGAATACAACAAAGGAACAATAACTGGTACACTGTGGGATTAAAGTACCCGTTTTAGAAGGATAAAATATGTTTATAAAAGATATAGTAGGCAAGGATGAAGAAGAAACTACCTTACCTAAAACAGTACCACAGTTTATTAAGCTGTTAAATACTTTATTTCCTGAGCAATCACCTGATATCTCAGATGAAATGAAGGACATATACTTCAAGGCTGGACAACGTGATGTTGTTCGTTTTATTAATCAACTAAAGGAAAGAGATAAGTAACATGTGTAGTGGAAGAAGAGGAAGTGCCTTACAAGCAAACTGGGAGAAAAAAAATCCTAATGAGCCTTTTCCTATATCTGAGGTTAAAGACTCAAAGACATCACAGGCTTCTCTTAAAGATGATAAAGCACCATCAAAAACTGTTTCTAAAAAACAAACTAAGAAAACAACAAAAAACAAAACATCTAAGTCAGCTGTTGGGTCTAATCCATTAAACAAATCAAGCACTGGTCTAGAGATAAGGAAAGTTTAATATGTGTAATTCACGACCTGATACCCAAAAGTTACTATTCCCCCCGATTTACAAAAAATTACAATCTAGCCCTAATGCTATAAAAACACCAGCGTCGAAAGAAGACATTAAGAGACACAATAAAGGTAAAACTAAAGGAACAAGTAAACTATCTAATCCAGCTGTTGGTACAAGTACTTTAAACAAGTCAAACGCTGGCTTACAGATTCCAACTAAATAACAATAAGGAGATAATATGTGCACAGGTAGTCCAAGAGTTTCAACGCCACCAGCACCTACTCCAGCTCCACCTATCGCTTCACCATCAGGAGAGGAGATAGCACCAACACTTAAGGTAGCTGAAGAGAAGTTAACTGAAGAAGAAAGAAAAAAGAAAGCCAAACGTAAAGGCACAAAAGCTTTACAAACAACAGGCTTATCTATTCCTACTTCAGGGTCAGGATTAAACATTAGTTAATTATGCAAGAGATGATGAAAGAGACAGCGAAACAACGCTATGAAAAGCTACAAGCAGATAGACAACATTATTTAGACAGAGCCCGTGAGTGCTCAGAACTTACAATACCAACCCTTATTCCTGACGAAGGCTTCGAGTCAAGCTCAGAACTATATACCCCATTTCAATCAGTGGGAGCACGAGGTGTTAACAACCTAGCTTCCAAACTTCTATTATTATTATTACCACCCAACTCACCTTTCTTTAGATTATCTTTATCAGGTAAAACTAAAGAGGAACTAGAGCAGAACCCTGAATTACAATCTGAAATTGAGAAGTCTCTAGCCAAAATTGAGCGTGAGATACACAAGAAAATAGAGAACCTAGCACTTAGAGTATCTGTATTTGAAGCACTAAAACATCTCATTGTAAGTGGTAATGTACTAACATATCTACCTAAGAAAGGCAACATGCGTGTGTATGGTATAACACAATTTGTGTGCAGACGTGATGAAGATGGTAATTTATTAGAAGTAATTATTAAAGAAAGCATTAGTCCAGTAGCACTAGATGAAGAGACATTACAAGTTATAGGTAAATATCCTGATTACAAAGAAGATGAGGACTGTGAGATATACACTCATATATACAGATTACCTGACGGCAAGTACTATGTATGCCAAGAAATTATGGGACACAAGATACCTTCATCTGTAGGTACATACCCATCAGACAACATGCCTTACCAAGCATTACGTATGGTTAGAGTAGATGGTGAAGACTACGGTCGTGGTTATGTAGAGGAATTTCTAGGAGACCTAAGGTCACTAGAGGGACTATCACAATCACTAGTAGAATCATCAGCAGCTGCAAGTAAAGTAGTATTTATGGTACGCCCTAATGCTGTGACCCGTAAACGAGATTTGGCTAACACTAGAAACGGAGACATAATTACAGGACAAAGAGACGACGTAACATGCCTACAAACTGAGAAGCAATATGATTTAGGTATTGTAGAACGTAGCATAGGACGTTTAGAAGAACGTATGTCATACGCTTTCTTATTACACACAGCAATACAAAGAGATGCTGAACGTGTAACAGCACAAGAGATTAGATACATGGCTGAACAGTTAGAGACTAGTATGGGTGGTATATACTCATTATTATCTCAAGAGTTTCAGTTACCATTAGTACAAGTATTAATGAAACGTATGTCTCAATCTAATGAGATACCAAAACTTCCAAAAGATTCTGTAGCACCTACTATTATCACAGGCATAGAAGCTTTAGGACGTGGTAATGACCTACAGAAACTAAGAGAATTTGTTATGGAGATAGGACAACTAGCTCAGATTAGTCCTGAAGTAGTACAGGTATTAAATCCTAATGACCTGATTACTCGTGTTGCTACCAGCTTAGGTATTGATACTGAAGGATTAATTAAGAGTGAAGAGCAACTAGCTCAAGAGCAAGAAGCTGCTCAACAACAAATGCAACAGCAACAAATGATGGAAACTGTACAAAGTGCAGTCCCTAATGTTGCTAATAACATGACTAAACCACAATAAAGGAGAAGAAATAAATGGTAGAACAAGTAGTAGTACAATCAGATGAAACTACATCAGAAGCCCCAGTAGAAGAACAACAAGTAGAATCTTCTAGACCTGAGGGTTTACCTGAGAAGTTTGAATCTGTTGAAGCAATGGCTAAATCATACGCTGAATTAGAATCTAAATTAGGGCAACCTAAAGAAGAACCTAAGGAAGAAGCGAAGGCTGAAGAACAACCTAAGAGTGATTTAGAGATTAAAGCTGATGAAGCTGTTGAGTCTGCTGGACTTGACATGGATTCACTCAGTGCAGAGTATGCCGAGAGTGGACAACTAGCTGATGAGTCTTATGAAAGACTAGAGAAAGCTGGTATCAGTAGAGATATAGTAGACCAGTTTATTGCTGGACAAGAAGCTAGAGCATTACAACAAGGCACTGAAGTCAAAGGCTTAGTAGGTGGAGAAGAAGCTTACGTAGAAATGACTCAATGGGCTGGACAAAATTTAACTGAAGCTGAACAGACAGCTTATAACAACGCTGTTAACAGTGGTGATATGGAAACTATCAAGCTAGCTGTTACTGGTTTACAAGCTAGATATACAGCAGCTGAAGGAAGTGACCCTAAATTATTATCAGGTAAAGCTGGAGCTACTTCACAAGGTGGCTATGAATCATGGGCTCAAGTACAAGCTGATATGGGCGACCCAAGATATGCTAAAGACCCAGCGTTCCAAGCTGAAGTACAGGATAAATTAGCAAACAGTAACTTATAGGAGACATACAATGGCATATGGTAAACCAATGAAAAAAGGTAAGACTAAAAAAAGAGGTAAATGTTAATGGCTAAACGTGGACTATACGCAAATATAAATGCACGTAAGAAAGCTGGAACAAGTAGACCCAAGTCTAAATCTACTATCAGTAAGAAAGCTTATTCTAATATGAAAGCTGGTTTTCCTAAAAAGAAAACAGTGAGGAAGAAAAAGTAAATGCCAGCAAAGAAACACCAAAGCCCTAGTGGCGGATTAAATGCCGCTGGTAGACGTTATTACAAACGTAAGACTGGGGCTAATCTTAAACCACCTGTAACAGGGAAAGCTAAGAAAGGCTCTAAAGCAGCTGGAAGACGTAAAAGCTTCTGTGCAAGAATGAGTGGTGTTAAAGGTGCAATGAAAAAACCAAATGGAAAGCCAACACGTAAGGCTCTAGCTTTACGTAAATGGAAGTGCTAATAGCTGTGCTATCTCGTTAGATGGCAGCTGCCAACAAGTAGTAGTAACTTGACCTTCTGCGGAAGACAATCTTGGGGACGAAACTTAGAGGCGTTCAACAACAACTAAACTATAACCAAAGGAGATTTATTATGGCAAATGCTAGTCCAGTATCTGTCGGTAAAATCAACGCTGGTGGTTCAGAAGACGCTCTATTTCTTAAAGTATTTTCAGGCGAAGTTTTAACTTCATTTGAACGTGCTTCAGTAACTCAAGGAGCTGAAACTGTCCGTACAATCAGTAATGGTAAAAGTGCACAATTCCCTGTAATGGGCAGAATTGATGCTTCTTATCATACAGCTGGTACAGAAATCACTGGTAGTGACGTAAACCACAACGAGAAAATCATAACAATCAATGACTTATTGATATCTTCTGTCTTTCTTTCTAACATAGAAGAAGCAAAGAATCATTATGATGTTAGAGGTTCTTATTCATCCGAAATCGGTAGAGCATTAGCTTTCCAAAAAGATAAGCACATTCTACAAACAATCGGACAAGCGGCTCAGGCTTCTGCAAACGTATCTGATTCAGGTTACGCTTCAGGAACTGTCCTAACAAACACTTCAATCGCTAGTGCTACAGCTGCTACAGCTGCTAACGCTGTGATTGATGAACTTTTCAATGCTGCAAAACAACTTGACGCTAACTATGTGCCAAGAGAAGGACGTAAGTGCTTCATCAGACTTGAAGAGTATTACAAATTAGCAAACGCTACTAACGCTGTAAACGTTGACTTTAGTGGGCAAGGTTCTATTGCTGAAGGTAGAGTATTGAAGATTGCTGGTATTGAATTAGTACCAACACCACACTTTGTGGCTTCAGACTTCTCATCTTCAACAAACGTTGATGGCGGTTCTGCTACAGCTGGTGGTTCAAACCCACAACAAGTTAACTTAGCTAACTATGTTGCATTGGTTTGCCATCCTTCAGCTGCGGGTACTGTTAAGCTCATGGACTTAGCAACTGAAATGGAATATGACATAAGACGTCAAGGTACATTGATGGTAGCTAAATATGCTATGGGTCACGGAGTGCTCCGTCCTGAAGCGTCTGTAGGTATTAAAGAAGCTTAATCGTTTCTTATACTTAACCTTGAGGGGATGGCTTATGCTGTCCCCTCTTTACTGAGGAAATTATGGCAACACAAATAACACCAACTACCGAGTTACAAGCTATCAACACTATGCTCTCTGCTATTGGAGAAGCACCTGTTAACTCAATTAGCGGCGTAACAAACGTAGATGTATCTGTCGCTATAAATATCTTAGATGAAACTAGCCTTTCAATACAAAGTGAAGGCTGGAACTTTAACACAGAATACAATGTAACTTACTCAATAGATGATGATAGTAAGATTCCATTACCTTCCAACTGCGTCCAAGCTGACGCTCATGCAACACACAGATATCAAAACGTAGTAATACGTGATGGTAAGCTGTATGACCTAGATAATCACACTGACGTTTTTACAATCGTCCCACCATTAGATGTTGTATTAGTACAACAATTTGAACAACTACCTGAATACGCTAGACGCTATATTACAGTAAAAGCCGCTAGACGTTTTGCAGCTAGATTTATTGGTGACGCTGGTTTATCTGAACTAATGAGCATAGATGAACAGGAAGCTTATAATAACTTTAAGCAGTCTGATTCTAGAAGTGAAGATGTAAACATACTAGAAGGTGATGCTAATACATATTCTATAATTAACAGACCACCTAGAAGGACTTATTAATGGCAGTAGTTTCACAGTCAATACCTAACTTCCTGAATGGCGTAAGCCAACAAACACCTACCCAACGTGGTATTAATCAAGGTGAAGAACAGATTAATTGTCAGAACAATATAATCAAAGGCTTAGGTAAACGCCCACCATCAGAATATATAGCTACACTAGATAGTACAAATGTGTTCCCTAACACTACAAAGATATGGAACATACAAAGAGACGAGAACAATAAATACATTGTTGCATTTTACAATGGTGGTGTAAGAGTCTTTGACTTACAAGGCAATGAGAAGACCGTAAGCTACCCTGATGGCACGTCTTATCTTACAACTACCAATCCTAAGAATGACCTTAAGATGGTTAACATTGCAGATTTTACTTTTGTATCTAACAAATCTATAACCCCAGCACAAAGTGGGACAACTACAGCAGCTAAAGAAGAATACTTTTATGTAGTGTTTAAGGTAACTAACTTTGGTAGAGAGTATGCAATACACCTTACTCACCCTGATTTACCTTACGGTATCAATGCAATCATACAAATGCCTGACGGTAGTGATGCTAACCATGACACACAGTTTAGAGATACAGCAAAGCTAATAGATATTTTTAGATATGGTACAAGCAGCACTTATTGGGACTCTGCTTCTAGTATAGAATTTAAGTTAACTAGAGCAGATACTGATGCAACACTAACTACAACACAAGGCTTAAGCAGTTATTCAGCAGTCACAGCTGAGTTTACATTTACAGAACACCAGTCTGCACTACGTGGTTATGTAGTAGACCAAAACACTGACTACACAGTAGAGACACACGATGGTGCTGGTAACAGTGAGCTGTATGCTGTTAAAGATGAGATACAAGATTTTACCAAACTACCTTACTATGCAAAGTTAAATGATAAGATTAAAGTAACAGGTGACGCTGGTGATACTACATCAGATTATTATGTTAACTACGTAGGAAATGGTGTATGGGAAGAATGTATAGCACCTAACACAAGTATAGGTCTTAATGATGCTACTATGCCACACGCTCTTATTAACAACAATGATGGGACATTTACGTTTTCTAAACAAAGCTATACAGAAAGAGACGCTGGGGATGAAACAACAAACCCTGACCCTACATTTGTAGGACAGAAAATACAGAACCTTACATTCTATAAAAATAGACTAGGTATATTAGCTGGAGAGAACTTAGTATTATCAGGTAATGCTGATTACTTTAATTTCTTTGCAACTACAGTAACACAAGTATTAGATACAGATGTTATAGATGTTGCAGCCTCAGGCACAACTGTAAACGTTTTAAGAAATTCAATATCATTCAACGAGACCTTACTGTTATTCTCCGACACATCACAGTATAAACTCGCTTCAGCAGCTGAGACAATTACCCCGACCTCAGCTGTGTTGAATGAAGTATCAACATTCTCACATAATGCTGATGTAACACCTGTATCTTCAGGTAGATATGCTTACTTCTCACAAGTACGTAATGCAAACACAGCAGTAAGAGAATATTATTCAGACAATGATACATTAACTAATGACGGTTTAGATGTTACTGTTGCGGTACAAACTTTGATACCTGACAACGCTTATTCAATATTAAGTAACACAACAGAAGATTCTTTGATAGTGCTGTGTTCAGATACAGCTGACACTCAGACAGCACCATACACTACAGGAACAGCTGTATCACCTACCAATGCCAACACCATGTATATGTACAAATACTTCTTTGATAGAGGTGAGAAAGTACAAACAGCGTGGTCTAAATGGCAACTAGACAATGTTAAAATAATAGGTGGAATGATAGACCGTAGTTTTGTATACCTATTTGTAGCTGAAGGAACAGACACAAAGTTACTGCGTATTGACTTACAAGACTTAGCAGATTCAACCATAGGTCATAATGTATATGTAGACCTTAAAACAACAGCAACTGGTACTTATGATTCAGTTACTGACCTTACTACATTTACTAGCCCATATGGAGCTAAGACAGGATTAATAGCTGTAAACGCTTCTACAGGAGCTAACTACACAGCCACGAATACCACAGGTTCAACATATACAATACAAGGAGACCACACTAGTTTAATTATAGGCGTACCTTATGAATCTAAATATACACTGTCACCACAGTACGTAAGAGAAGCTTCAGGACAAGGGGCTATAGCTGTTACTTCAGGTAGATATCAGATACGTACTATATCATTTGACTATGAAGACAGTGGATTTTTCCAAGTAGAAGTAACACCTGAGAATAGAGATACATATACCACATTTATGAATGGTTATATTATTGGTTTATCAGGAGCAGTGGATAACCCAGCGATTTCGTCAGGTACTATTATTGTTCCTGTACAAAGTAGAAATACATTATTTACATTAGATATAAAGAGTAGCTCACACTTACCTATGTTTATTCCTAGTGCTGAAGTGGAAGGTTACTACCACAGACGTTCTAGGAGAATATAAATGGCATACGTAAGACCAGCAATCAGTGTAGACATTGCTTATCTTGCACCTAAAATGAGGCAAGCAGATAAGGATGAAATTTGGGCGTCAGATAGACTGACAACTGGAGAAGCACTTATGCAACCCTTTCAAGAAAAAGGACATAGAACATGGAGTGTCATAGGAACAGAAGAAGAATATGTTGTAGGCATGTTTGGTAGCGTGCCTTCGTTAGATAAAGATTATGGGGTTGCATGGTTATTAGCCAGTGATGAGTTATTTAATTACAAGAAAGAATTTATAAAACAATCACCTGAATGGGTGGCACAAATGGGAAAAGGTTATAAATATTTATATAACTATGTAGACGTTAGAAATGACAAGTCTATTAAGTGGCTTAAACATTTAGGATTTAAAATAATAAGACGAGAGGAACAATTTGGCAAAGGTAAAATGCCATTCTATTTAATGATGAAGGAGATAAAATAATATGTGTGGTTATGCAGAAGCTCAGTTAGCTTTAGCGATTGTAGGAGCTGTTGGACAACACCAACAAGCGTCAGCAGCAGCAAAAGCACAAGAACAGTCTAATAAGATTACACAAGAAAATTCTAATATTTCTTATTTAAATGATTTGCAATCCATAGAAGGAGAAAGAGTAGACGCAGCTAGAGAATTTAAACGTAAACTAATAACAAAGAAACATAAATTTAGAAAAAACATGGCACAAGCATTAAACATGAATTTAGGTAATCCAGAAAAAATTGTACAAGAACTAGCTGGACAAGCTGACACAGATTATATAGAACTTGCCAACGCTTTTAATTCTGATATACGTAAAGCTAATTATCAAGAGAAACAAGCTTATGGAACATATATGCAAACATTAAGTAAATATACAAAACCAGTACAACAACCATCTGTATTCGCTACTGGATTAAGTATTGCGGGAGCGGGACTTTCTTATGGAAGAGACCCTAATTCTTTGATTAATATAAAGCCTAAAGACGTAGACAAAGTAGGGCAAATACAAGGGAGTAGTGTAGGATAATGGCTGAATATAGAAGTAAAGTAAGTAATAAATATTTTGGTACAACATTTGCTGGAGTAGGAAAGGCAACAGCTGATAGTGAGCTTGGACAGATTGTAAAAGTTTTAAAAACAGAATTAACACCAGCTATGCAACAGTATGGGGCGTATCAAATACAAGAAGAACAAGACACAGCTTCCAAAAAAATGATGGAGTTATACAATAAAAATCCTGACACAGTGATGGATGAAATTAAATCAGGGAATCACCCTGAGTTAGAATCAATGTATACCAATGCTGTCACTAATTTACATTTAGGAAAATTTGCAGCTGCTAAATCTTATCAAGAGTTTTTAAAATCAAAAGCCACTGATTATAAAATGGATGAACAAGATTTAGATTCATTTATGTCGCAATTTGTTCCTGACATGGAAGATAAAAGTAAATACTATGTAGGTGGTTTTTCTTCAATTTGGAGCTTACATCAAGATAAACATTTAATAGATGATGCTAACAAAAGAGCAGCAGCTGCAGCTCAAAAAATACAAGCTGAATATACAACAGTGGCAGAGACTTGGGCTAAAGACACTGATATGAATTTTTATAAATATACTTTTCCTAAAACAAGTGGACTAAGTAACAAGCAAATTAATGAGACAACTAGAACTAGTTTAGAGGTAATGATAGATAAAGCTGAAACCCTTACAGCTGTTGATAATATATTTAACATTATTAAATCAGACAGAGGGGATGGTAAATCTATTTATACTTCAGGTATAGAAGATGATAGTCAACTCGTTGAAAAAGCTATAAATAAAAGAAACAGTATTTTAGCGGGTAAAGCAGCAGTAGCAAAAGCAGAAAAAAGTAAGAATGAAACTAGATATCAAAATGACTATTCAGCTTTATTGATAGGGGGTTCAAAAACTGTTCTATCAGATGAAGCAAAAGAATTATTGGGTATTACTGGTGATACTATAGATTTAACAAAGATTCCTGTTGAACAAATAAATCAATACAAAAAATTGTTAATAGAAAACATGAGTCAAAATAACTATGGTTACTTAATAGCTAAATTAAAAACATTAGAAAATGCTGATGACACCTTGCGTCAGGGCGGTCAAATAGACCATATTTTACAACAAGGGAGTGTAGGTAAATACAACAACATGACAGACTCTGA